TACAAGACCACCTTTTTTCTTGAAGCCCATTTTAGCAACAACTTGAGGAGCTACTTTTTTTAACTTAGCCAAACCTTTATTTCCTTTTGGTATTGGCTTTCTGTTTCCTTTTAGTTGTTTTGGCATTTGTTTTCTTGAAATCGCCATTTTCTTCCTCACTATAGAGATTATTAAATGTTACATCAGGATCCATGTAACTGTCATCCTGTTCTGCACAATGCGTATGTTGACTAGGGCGAAAGTCTGGAGCACCTTCTCCAGTAGCCCATAATGCAGGGGAAGTAACCCTAACCCTGTTATTCGGTAAAGCGACCATATTGCCTTCCCATTTTCCTTCAGTTAACACAATAACATGACTCTGTTTGTGTTGGGCTGGACAATCTGCGATTTCACTTTCGGTATAGTCGATAGTGAATAAATACCGTCCACTATAGAAATCTCCGTCAATCTTACATAACCAGGGAGATGGTTTACACCTCTGAAGTTCCAAAACTGTGTGATGGTGTGATGGACAATCCCAAGGTTGAGCAAGGTGTGTTTCCATTCTTTCAGGCCANTCATCGAATGTGATGTCTCCGCAGAGGGCTGTGATTGGCATACGAGCCCACATTGCTCCTCCGGTGACATTCGGTTCTTCTGTTCCGTCTGTTTCACATCCGGTGAAAATGATCTGAAAACTAAGGCATCTGTCGGGCATTGTTGTGACCGCGACTGCCAGTCCGTGCAAAAATTCACCGTGGTATTTTTGATGTCCATGTGTAAATTCTTTTCTAATCCAAACCTTAGTATATGGAATATTGCTTGTAAGATAAGCCATTAACTCATCTTTCTTTTTACTGCACCACCTTTAGCAAAACCCTTTTTCATCATGCCACCGCCCATCATCTTTTTGACAGCACCACCTTTAGCCATCATCTTTTTGACAGCACCACCTTTAGCCATTTTAGTTTTAACAGCACCACCTTTGGCCATTTTAGCTTTTACAGCACCACCTTTAGCTTTTCCTTTAGCCATTGTAGTTCCCATAGCCATTCTTTTTCTTGGACTTACATTCATGTTTTTCTCCTTAAAAATTTATGCTTTCACACTGTTAATATACTTCCTGTAAACACTAGCAGCATCTNTTTTNCCCATAACTCTAGCCCTTTGTTCCATTGCAACAGCGGCCTGTATCTTATGTGCCTTTGATTTACCACTATTTCTAATTTTGGTCACACTTTTTACTGCGTCTTCTTTCGTAGCAAACTTTAATCCTCTTATTGTACCTTTTGGATTTTCATCTGTATACAAATCCGAATGTTTCTTAGATTTAGCAGGTTGACCTTCTTTTCTAGGTATTCTAGGATTTCTTTTTCTTACGGACATTACGTTTTTTTCCTAAAATAGTTTTTACATTAGTCGGTTTNCCACCTGGATTACCAGCGGCTCTCTTTCTTTGTACTGCTGACTTTCTTTGTGCCGCAGTCATTGATTTTGCTTTTGCTCTTGGCACACATTTCGGATAACCACGTTTGCTGCTCTTGGCAGACTTGCGTCCACAAGCTTGATATTTTCCCTTTTTTTTAGGAGCTCCAATATCTACCCAATCTCCTTTAGGTCCTTTACCAAACCATTCTTTAAGAGACATTATGCGTAGCCCCCTCCTCTTTTCTTGTACGTTTTGACTAAATAAGCATTAGCATAAGCTGATGGATAAACATCAAATTTACGCTTTGTCTCCGCTTTTACTCGAGCATACAAAGCAGGATTCGTAGGTTTAGAACCTGACTTTTTTGCAGTTTTTTTCTTACCTCTTTTTTGTCTTACACTTGTAGTAGCCATTATAATACCGCTCCTCCTCCTCTAGTGGCAGCACCCATACCTCGTCTGCCTTTCTTTCTGGGTTTTTTACAAACTAACCCACCGTCTTTTAAACCAATATCAGTTATATCATCAATTCCAAAGGGATGATCAAACTCATCTATTTCAGGAAAAAGTTCTTCCATTCTTTGTTTTTTCTTAGCCGCGTTTACTTTTGCTCTGTTTATTGCCTCTTCTTTTTTTTCTTTTCTAACTTTTTTATTAACACCTACTCTTCTTTTCTTTTTAATTCCTCTGGTAAACTCTGCATAGTCAAAGTTTGTTCCCATTCTATCTTTAGCAAGTTTCATTATTTCTTTAACAGACTTACCTTCTTTTAGAAGTTGAGCAACATTACCTCCACCCAACACTTTGTAAGCTATTAAAGGAATTTTAGGAGCTCCCATTACGCTACCGCTCCTCCACCTCGAGTCGCTGCTCCCATACCTCGTCTACCCTTTTTCTTAGATTTCTTTGCTACGACTTCTCCGCCTTTTGCCATTTTTCTTCTACCGGGTAAATTTGATTCCATACCTCTAAGTGCTCCGAATCCACCACCACCGCCTCCAGAACTTCTTCTTCTTTTATCTGGATCTTCTCTAAGTTCTCTTAGTTTTTTCTGTTTTCGTTCAGATTCTTTTTCAATTTTAGTCTCTTGTCTTTTAATACTTTTACTTACTTTTTTCTCATCTTCACGTTTTTGTTTTTCTCTTTCTATAAATTTTTCAGCTTGTTCAGGAGTCATTCTAGAAGCTCTTAACCTATCTAAAGCTTCCATTAAACCTTCAGCCGCACTAACTAATGAACTATTTGGACTCATTTTACCTGTTGCCAAAGCTGCTCTTAAATTTCTTTCTCTACGCTTTTTAGCCATGGTTCTCTCCAAAATAATATTCTATCACGCTACTATNCCCCCGCCTCTTTTTGCCAAACCCATACCTCTTCGACCCTTTTTCTTTTTCACCTCACCACCATTTTTCATCTTTTTATATGGGGGTCTTACTAACTTTAAAAATCCTACACCTCCAGCACCTCCGCCACCTGAACCACCACCTTTTGGTCCACCACCTTTTGGTTTATCATCTTTTGTTCCGCCTTCTTGATTAGATATTTTTTTCCTAGTTTCCATATATTTTTTAGGAAAATCTCTTTCATGTGCATCAGGATCTTCAGCCAACATTCTTTTACGAACAGTCTCTGATAATCTGCCTCCCTTTAACTCTCTTTCTCTTTTGCGATTTTTACGTTCTCTACGCTCTTTATCATCCATTATTTACCCCAAAAAAATTGTTGAAGCATAATTAAAAAAGCAGTCACAGCACTTCCTGCACCTGCCGCCCACATAAGTGTTTTCCATCCACCTCTAGCTTCTGATAATACCTTATCTATGTTAGCTAAAGATTTTTTTATCTCCTCAATATCTTTTTTCATGTCTTCTACATCGGCATGAAGATGTTTTATTTCATTCGCTTGAACAGCAACTTTACTATTTATATCTTTGCTAAAAATGCGTTGAATGTCTTCTTTTTCCATCAACACTTCCACCTTCTTCTGGCTTGTCGTAAACGGCTATTTGGATTTTTAGCCGCCTTTGGAAACTTCTTCATTTGTCCGGCAGAACGAGCACAAAATGACTTACGTCTTTTTGCATCTTTAGAACCTTTTTTAACTTTGCCTGTTACGGCAGTTTTAAGTTTAGAACCAGGATTGGCTCTACGATAAGCGGCTACTCCCTTTTTAGTCATTCCCGCCCCACTTTTTGTAGGGCGAAAATTACCAGATTTCACGGAAGTTTTAATTCCCATGCCTTTTCGTTTTTTCTCAGCCACTTTAAGCCTCGTAAAAAATAGTCAGACTTGGAATATTTCCCGCAGTGGTTGCTGTTACTAAAACACCATCTGAAAATAATATTCCTTGATTTGGGATATTAATGGTTTCAGAAGCAGTAGCCCCATCAGAAGATGAAATCGTCAAAAGGTTTGCACCTCCAGCAGATCCATTTCTAAAAGTCATAGCAGCACTGGCTTTACTTGTAAAATATAAACCAGTTAACCTAACTCTCCCTGATATAGAAGCTGATCCGCTAGTCGTAGTAACCGCTTTCGCGTCAGAAAGATAACCCATGACCTACTCCTTATGAGTCAGTTACATTTAAATTAGCATCTTGTAAATATTTAACAGTTACATCTGCAATTCCAAGTGTTCCTGCCACAGTGGCTATAGGTGTATATGTAGCTATTACATCTCTATCAACTGTTCCAATATTTATAGAAGCTGTGGCCATTCCAGTACTCTGAGTTAAACCAATAGCTTTAGCATTTGTGGCTCCCATTAAAGCAGTTGTTGCCCCAGAAAAACCAATTGATACCGTAGCAGCTGAGGCATTATCAGAAGCCTCAACAATATTTAAACTAACCTCAGTTATTTTAGAGTTTGCTGGTATTGTTCCCACAGTGGTTGTGGCAGATGCTCCCGCAATATCAATCACAGCGGCTTGAGCCATAATCACAAAACCAGTATTTGATTTATTTGTACCAGGAGTGGTTCCTGTTGTTTCTTTAATTGTTCCGGCCTTGATAGGACCTGAAAATGTTGTTGTTGCCATTTTAATCTCCGTGTATTAGCACTCGTCATACAATCTCTAATACGTCTGCTAGGTCAGTATGTATGACTAATTTACCCTAGTTATTTTTTAATAGTTTCTTTAACCCAATTATAAGGTTTTTCAGAATAATCTACCATTGCTTTTGCCATAGCAGCGTTACCATCTATGACACTTTTTGTTGATTCAGATACTTGTTTTGTCCAAGCATCCCAAAATTTAAAAATTATATCCATCTATATCTCCAAAAAGGAAAGGGGGCTTTTGCCCCCAACCCAGTTAAGCACCTTGGCTACCAAACATTCCTCGAGGATCTGAGAAACCAAAGGAATATCTTTCACGAGCTTTGTAACGGACGTTACCTGTATCAAAATCACCTTCAAAGGCGGTCTTAATACCAACTCGTTGGAACATCTTCATTCCGTTTGGAGCATCGGTTTTAATAAAGAACGCATCAGGATCATTAAGATAATGATTTACTGTGTACCCTTGTGGGAGCATTCCCATGTTACGAGTAGCATTGATATCATTATCTGCTGTTCCTGGTCTTAAAGTAGACTCTAAGATTCTATCAGCAGTAAACTGAAGCTCCTTAGGAATAATTAACTTCAAGCCTCTAACAGCGATTTTAAGTCCACGCTCATCTGTAAATGCAGCAATATCAATAAGAGATTGCTCAAGAGAGGTTTCATTTAAATCCGCATCAGTAGCCAACTTATTCGCTAAGTTCGCTCCACCCAATGTTGGGTGTGCTGTAGAAAGAAGAGCTACCCCATCGCCTCCGACTGAAGTACCAAAAGCATTATTAAGAACATTTGCTGCCTTAATTTGCTTAGTGGTTGCCATACTTCTAGCAAGAGCTTTGGTGTAACGAGCAGAGAGCTTATCATATAGATTATCTTCAATTGCCTCTTCTGTAAGAGAGAATGCTAAAGCAATTGTCTCGTGTGAATATCTAGCTGTAAAAACTTCTTGTGCAGCGTCAAAAGCAACACCAGCACCCTCTGTTTTTACAGGAGCCTCACCGAAACCTGAGAGCATTACCTCTTCCTCAAAAGCACGATCAGATGTCTCTGTATCATAAATCTCAGCGTGTTCGTTTTCGTAGTTTGCATACTCTAGTCCAAAAAGAGCGTTAAGACCTGGCTCAAGCTCCTTGACTAGTTGTGATCTAGAAATTGCCATTGTCTAACTCCTTATTGTCCAGCAACACCAGCACTACCGTACAAGTGTTCGTTAATTTTAACAACAACTTGGCAGAAATTACCTAAAGCGTTTCCTGGTGTATCGTAAATACCAATTAACTTTAAGTTCTTTGCTGCACCTGTGCCTATATCTGAAGAATCAAGCTCCATAGCAGAAAGTCCAGTGGTTGTGCTTCCTGAACCAACTACAACGTCAGCGTTTTTACCAAAGTCAGCTTGAACAATATCCTCATCAGATTGAATAATAAACAACTGATTTGGATCATCAAGAACATCTGCTTGAATAGTACCTGTAGTAATATTCACAGAACCTGGGTAAAAATTCTTGAAAGTAGGTTTACCTGTCGTGGGATCGGTATAAAAAACTCCGTTAAAAACACCAACAGCCGCAGTATGCGATGATGGGTCAAACTGGAGAATAAAACCGTCTTTTAAAGTAACAAGGTCACCCTGAAAAATAGCCCCTGATTGGTTATCAGCTATCTGGTAGCCAAACTGCTTCTGAGAACCAGTTGCAGAAAGATTACCGAGAGCACGAAGACCAAAAGGTTTATCGACATTAGCCATGTTTTATCCTTTTAATTAATTTTCTTCGGCCTGAGGGCTTCCGAAAGTTGTACGAGACTGTCGATTCGGTTTATCAATTACCATTGAGCTATGAGCATTAGCTTTCAATAAATCATTATCAACAGCCGAAATTTGGTCTTGGGTTCTTTGTTGATAATATGCATTTCTCTCCTCTGCTACCTCTTCAGGAATCTTNGCTAACACAAGTCCCCCCACGGAACAAACTCCCGCGTGTCTTCCATCGTCCATAGTTGGAACAACAAATTCTGGATTATCTTCTGCTCTAACCAATTCATATCCTTCTCGTAACTTCGCAGCTACGTTCATTCTATCTTCCCTACCACCAGATTCAGCACGAAGCCATCTGTGCTTGTATCCTGGAGGAGCAGGTGGAGTATCTAATCTTGAAGGACGTACCCATGCTTTTTTACGAGTTTCATTTGAGCGTGTCTCGCTACCACGACTTTTTTTATTTAAAGCAGCCATTACGACCTCCTAACATATTTTGCATATTCTTCCAAAGGAACACCTAATCGTCTTGCAATACTAACTTCACTTTGAGTGAGTTTTATTGATCTCGTGCGTCCAGTTTTATTGGTTCTCGTAGCAGGTGCGACACTTGGGACGTTGCTAGTATCCGCCTGTTTTTTAAATTTGTGCGGGAACTCTTTACGAATTCTCCGATTTAATTCATCATAATACTCATCAGATGTTAAGTCAAACCCCTCAGCACTTAGTTGATTGTGAATTTCCATAGCACCAGAGGTCATAACTCTATCCTCACCAAACCATTCATTATCTTCAGCCCACTTTCGTGCCTTAGGATCAATTCTTTGTTGTTGAGGTTGTTGTTGTGTGACAGGTTGCTCAACTCGTTGTTCCTGTTGAAGCTTTCTTTGTTTTTTATCGTTCTCAAGCTTTTCTTTTTGATAAACAAGTTGAGCTAAAACTTTTTGAGCCTCTACAGCAGCATCACCATCACCGTTGGTTACTGCATTTTTTAAATTAGCTTCTACAATCGCCAACTGAGAGTCTATTCTTCCTTCGCTCTCTGTTAAGTAACTACTATCAAGAGCAGTTGCCTTTTTTCTTTCTTGCTCTAAATGACTTTGAACATTTTGAGCATATTCTACCGCGGCTTGCTCTCTTCTTTCAGCTTCACGAAGTTTTGCCGTCATTTTATCAATGCGTTTTTTTACCTTCGCACTATATTCCTCGTGTTCTTGCGTTTGTTCTTCAGGTGAAGCTTTTTGTGGCTCTTCTGGTTGTTCTTCTTCTGCTTCAGTTACTTCAACAACGTCCGGTTCAGACTTTTTATCTTCTGGTATTTGAACTTCTGTGGCTTTATCNTCTTCTGTNANAGGCACTTCAATTTGTGTTTCTTGTATCTGTTCTTGCATGGAAATCTCCTTTATACCATGTGAATAACGTCTTCTGGATCCTTAATCGTAGCCAAAATTTCGTCATCATTTAAAATGCGTATCTCACCATCTTCGATGTTGATACGAGCACCTGCGTATCGAGCAAAAACTACCCAATCACCTTTTTTACACCACGCTCCATGCGGAAATTTTTCTTGATCATAGTACGCTAATGGTCCTGTTTCAAGAACATATCCACAAACGGTAGCAACTTGCTGTTTTTCTACTGCTTTTTCCGCTAAATATAGCCCACCTTTTGTTCTTTTTGGCGGTCTAAACGGTAAAACAACTAATCTCCAACCAGTTGGCTTAGGTATTCTTTCTAGAAGTGACTCATCTAGATTTTTTGGGTCTAATTTTGCCGTTTCTTCTGTATCAGGTAGAGTTTCTTTACGATCCTCTGCCCACTTTTTTTGTAAAGCTGTCATTTCTGCCATAATTTCTCCTGTATTGCATGATATATACAAAATGTTTCACGGGAAACATCTTTTTACTCATGTTCGTCTAGCGTCTGCTTGATTTTTTCTTCAATAGACGTAATTTCATCTAAATTTCCTAGTAATCTTTGATAATGTTCCATATTTTTTAGGCCACCACCAACCATTACCTCCGATATTTCTTTTTTTCTTTGTTTTATGTACTTTAATAACTGATCTACGTTCAATTTTCTCCTCTATTTTCTCTCATTTGCTTTCTTTCTTCTTGTGCCACTCTTTCCCTAGCAATATTTGCTTTTTCATCCGCTATATCTCTAGTTGCTTGAAGCCTTTCTTGGGCAAGTTGAGCATCCATTTGCATATCTTGAGCTTGTAAATTTATTTTTTGAGAACTTTCTTGTGCTTTTCTTTGAGTATCTTGTGCTCTAAGTTGTAATTCTTTTTCTTTTAGTTGAACTATTGGGTCAGGTTGACCTGCACCAGACAATTGTTGCGATGCTTGTCGTAACTGTTGCATATTTTGCANNACCATTTGAGCAACTTTTGCTTCTTTTTCTATATCCGTTACAGCATTTTTGTAATTTTCCCCAAATTGCTTGAATAATTCAGCCTCTGTCATTTCCTCTGACTTTAACCTAACGTGTTCTAAAATGTGTTTTGTTAAATTATTCGCAGCCAAAGGATTTTGCTGAACAATGGGAGACATTCCCTGAAGTAAGTGGGTTAAGATATGAGCATCGTGCTCTTGTCCAGGAAATGCCTTTAAAGATTTACCATCCAAAGCTTCTGCATTTTCTGTTGCAGGATCCTTTGGTTGAGGAGTTTGTGTGTCATCAGGTTTAAGAATCATGTCAATATCTCTCGTACCTAAAGCTTCATACATTCTCCTGTACGCTTCATAAATGTTATGTATTTGAGGATTTGATTGAGCTAATTGTAACTGAGTTTGAGCCATTGTAATTCTTTGTGCAGCAGAATAAATATTCGGATCTGCACTAGGAATAATATCAATTCTCTCGTCAAAATCCTCTTTTAAAATAGTTCTATCTGCACCAGGCACATCATATGGATATTCATCCGGTAAATACTTATAAAACGCATCTGCCATTAATTCAAACTCTAATTTTTGCGCATAGTGTAACCTTTTGTGAATGCCAGACATGACCATTGCACCTCTTTCTAACATTGCAATNGTTGTGCCTACTGCGGCTTGTTGATTACCATCTCCNATTTGCATATCNGAAATGCTCGATAACCGTCTACCCATATCAATACAAAAACCTAACAACGTAAATANCGTCTGACTAGGCTCCTTGTATGGCAAAGGTAATAACGAAGATTGTAGATCACCTCCTCCCGCATCAACATCCCTAAACTCTCCTGGCTGTAGCGGTTTATCATCATCTGCAATGCGTAAACCCCTAGCCTTAAATCCAGCAGGTAAATTAGCTAATGTCCCTGCATCGAGTAATTGTCTCAATGCGGCAGTAGCCGATCTTGTTAGATTTCCAATTAAGTGAACTAAACCATAGCCCATGCAACCAGGGCCAGGTAAAAACATATAATGTACAAAGTACTGACGCGGAGTGAAGTCTTCATCCTCCTCGTCATAGTTTCTATAAATCGATAAAACTTCTCCAGAGTCTTTATCTATCGTCACAATGTACGGTAGTTTCAATCCGTCTTTGTTACCGTAACCAGGTAAATCTAAGTGAATATGCGCTTCCAACAAAGTATAACTCAAGTCACTTTCATTACTGTCGATACCAGATACACGATCTTCAGCTTCACGAATGGAGCTAATCTCTGGGGTGCTTTCCTGTAAATCTATATCTCTATACGTTCCATCAATCTGACGTTTTTTCAACTCATTGCCAGACATCTGAACCACTTGAATACAACGCTCGTTTTCCCACGGATTACTTGATCCATCATATGGCATCACAAAGTTATCCGGCAAAATAAACGGAGATACACATCTCTTTTTTGATTGATCGTAATACACTTTCTTAAACGCTGAACCACCATAACCTACATACCACAACATCTGATCAAAATCAGGCGTGTATTCTTTCATCACCGTAGTGATCTGGTAATTCATAAAATCCTTGATCCTTTGTGCTTGTTGCTCCTTTTTCTTAGTAGGAGTGCCAAGAACTTGTGTCCTTACAGGACCACCAGATGGCATCAACTCTTTCATAGCCTGAGCACAGAATTGAATAATCGCTTCTGTCATCAACGGAACATGGACACCGGATGCACCACGAAATGGTTGTGTCTTTTCTT